TTTAACCCTAAGAACAGTTCCCTGAGAGGATTAGTGACAGGCACCTCCCCCATAAGTAACGCTTATGGTCGTTGTGTACTTGTGCTACTCCGCTAAGTGATGGCAAATGTCTAAGTATTTAATGATAAATTAAGTACTAACATCTACCATTATTTACTCAGGAAATGATTTACGGAATTCAAAGTTGAGAACCTTGATTCCTTTCTTCACTTGTAATAACCTATATTGGGTATTTACTTGCTGTTCTTCTAGCTTCCATTCCACCCGAAACTGTCGACCTAATTTACTCATAGCAGTTAGACTTTGTTTGCTTTTTCTTTCTCCCTTACCAAGGAGTAAAGGATCAGTAAGAACAAGTAGATCAACAACTTTCTCAAGATTGTATGATCTAGTATCTAACTGGTTATTCATCTCTTCAAGGGATTTTACACTATTTTTTAGTGCATGTCCTATAGGAGAGATAACTTTTAAGTAAGTCGGTAGGTGATCAAGAATCATCATTGATTCCTTGTGAAACAGTGATAGCTTTTTTAGATTACCATATATGACTCCGTTCAATACTAATGAAAGGACTCGTGAAATTTCTTCACGAATTACCTTTTCATTTGGTATTACATATGATGTTCCATTTGATACAATGCTTATGTACTCTCTTAATTCAGAGTATGTAGCATTTTTATCTAGGCGCATCATAAAACGGAAATCGTGTAGAATCGACTCTAGGTTTCTTAATGATTTATGAAACTTAGGATGTCTTTGGTAAAGCGCTAAACACATCTCAACGCTAGTCATGAAGCTCATGGGTAGATAATTACGGCTATACAATTCGTAGATAAACTGGAATACAGTAATTGGATTATTGTAATTCTGGGTTATCCCACGTAATTGGAAACCTGTAATTTCTTTTCCATGTTGGAATCATCTTTTAGCGAATTCATATGTATCTTTTGATACATGTGATTTTTGTTTAGAGATTGAGACTCCAATATGCTGCATAAGTTCGCGGTATTTTTCTGCAAGCAGATCATTAGTAATCACAATGTCATCCCCTAGCATTATATATTTGCTAGTTGGGTATTGTCCAATTTGCTTAGCTGCATATTGGATGATCATGTGATGTGCTAATGTAAACATGGCTCATGAACTTTGTGCACCCATTGGTTGGCCAACGGCATATTTATACATGTCGATGGTTTTTCCATTTTGGAATGCAAATGGTTCTCTGATCATGCAACATTTCCATGCAAATGCAACATGTTTATCTAACATTTCTGTTAGTAAATCTTGCTGTATTTGTATAGGGAATCGATCTGTAGCTGCAGTTAAATCCAAGGACCAATAATGGTTGTCACCGTCTCTTTGAATGTACGGATCTTGAGTAAAAGTTCTATCTTGACTAAAATGTCTTAATTTGTTAAACAACTGATCTGATATCAGTTTTAAACAACATTGAGATAAATAATCAAATATTGCAATTACACGTGATTTACCTTCGGGATCATGCACAATTGATAGACGCCTATTTTTGAGTCCCTCTTTAATATTGGGTACGTATCATCTGTAATCTTTCATACTTA